AGGTAAAGAAGCTACAGAACCATACTGAGAAGCAGGAAGTACACCAAGGAAATAATCTTTAGGATAATTCGCATACCGAAGCTTAATCATATCGGCAGAGATTTCGATAGAGCCCTTACCATCCCAATAGTCAACATTATAAGAGTAAGCCAAATGCTTTTCCCATTGAGAGTTTGAATAAAAATCAAAATAAATCTTCTGATAGGTAAAAATAGGAAGAAGATTCAAATTGATACTAGTACCATAAATAAGAGGATTTTGACTATCAGCCAGTGAAGTAGTATCAAGACCAAGATACTGCATAGTAATATCCTTCTTCTTAGTATTACCGGTACCAATGAATGAACCATAACCAAGCATATCTAATAGCTTACAAGAGCCATAAGCGAAACCAAAGCCAGCATCATCAACAGTATTAGCAGTTACACGAGCCTGAATCTCGGCAGAGATGTTACCAACAGGAGCATAAGGAACGCTAGTCAACTGTGTTGTATTAGTAGAATTAGAAGCGGCAGAAGTCATGTAGTCCGACATCTGAGTAAACGCCTGTGGAAGCGCACGGGAAATCAATCGTAACGGCACAGCGTAAAAGTCGTAATACTCCTTGATACGGGTGTAAGCAGCCGTATTAACAGGGACGGTACGGGTAAACCAATCAGATGAGATACGATACTTAGTACCGGGAATGGCAATCTGCCAATAACACGGTAAGATTTCACCAATTTTCGCTGTAAACAATTTTTTACTAGACAAATCAAAGGAGGAGCGATGCACAGCAACTTTCGCTCGGTCTAGCGGATTAAAATCACTCATAATTAATAAAATTAAAGTTAAACCATACGGTTGAATATATTATTAGCATCATTAAGCTTCTTGTGCTTAATCATATCACGACAGAATGTAGAACTACGGTACCGGAGTTGCTCAAGGAGCTGAATTGTTTCACGTGAAACATTCGACAAGACATCAATCTCTTGCCCGTTCTGAGGCAACGCAAACATACAATCTGAGATTTCAGGGTATTGGGCACGGATGTTATATGCATCTCGTAGACTTTCATAATTTTTCTTCGTCTCATATTCTATGCCTGTTTTAATGATAAACATAATACGACCGGAGTAAGCACTAACATCAGAACCGAAGGAAGGCAGATGCCAATTACGGAAGAACTTATAGACATATAGGAACAGCCGATATAACTTATTAATATAAGATTTAATATCGACATCACTAGAACTGTTGCAGAACCTAGTAAGACACCTAGAAGCGTGTAATATAATTTTATCATCATCTGTAAGAATATTTTGAACTTTAAGATATTGATAATAAGTACGAACAAGACTCAGGACCGAATCCTGGTTGTAGTCGATGAATCCGAATTTTGCAATTCTTTTTGGCGTTGAGTGTACAGCGCGAAGAATTCGAGCAATCGCAGTACCATCGTCATTGCGAGCAGACGAGAATCGAGGCAATAAGGTACGGATATACGACATGGGTGGAGTTGACCGAATACTGATGCCGTTGAAGTTATAGACTCTTCCGTTAACGACAGAATCGATTTTTTGCTCAATCTGCGCATAAGGGTCTTCGTCTTCCTCGAAATCACAGCCTTTCTCAAAGAATCCGACAGATGCTCGCGATTTGGGTTTAAACGCGCGGCATGAGCGATATAATAAGGGAGCAGCACTAAGGCTGTTAACGTAACTCGCAACGTATGACGAAGCTCCACCTCGGGCAATCTGGAAATCTGAACGACCGAGTTTCCAACTCTTATCGTGACAGTATCGTAGAACCTCAGAGACTTTTTGCGAGTTTGTGAATAATAAGAGATGATAATGCGGGCGGAAATGCACGGGTCCGTACTCACCCACAGCGTAGAAATGTAACGTTTCATAAGAGCCTAATTGTTGGGATAAATGTTTACGTAAGCGTTTAATATAGTTCTGAACATCAACGTAATTTAAGAAGGGAATAAGGTTATCGCAACCGTATTGTTCAGAAGCGGGATAATTCGTTTTGTCAACGGCTTGCGTTTTAACGATAAAACTGCGAATAGCATCCATACTAAGAAACCAATTATCCGTAACAGGAACATATTCCTTAACTTCACGGTCAAACGGCACTGTGCCCTGAACTTGTTCGAAAAATATATGACGGAGCGAGGAGTTATCACTACATTGATACTCGGAAACAGGAATGTATTGATGGTGTTCATTGCCAAAATGTATATTTCCTGAAATGCCTAGGGCGTCCTCATAATCACTGTGGAGAACTTTACAATTAAATAGAGGAATATGATCATTATCATACGTAAGTGTCACAAAATAAGAATACTTGAAAGTACTTCCAGCGGTCTTCACGCGCATGGACGCTTTTTTAGCACGCTTATGAATACAATAATCGCATTGACCACAATCTACGGCAATACGTGCACCAGTGTACCTATTCGTAATAAACGAGCGATGCTGACAATGGTCAACAGCCTTAAGCAAATCAGGAGAAAAATTCATAATTAGTTACGTTTATCTATCACTTGACGGCGATTACGTTCACCAAATGAAACATGAATGAATGTAGGATACAATATTAACTGATCAAATGTATGGGTATGGTCTGAATAGTTATGAATAAATTCAAGCAACCGACTATAAGTAGTAGAACCATAAGGTTTAATATCAATAGCCTCTCCAAACAGATGTTGAGAATGAGGAACACCACCAGCGGCCTTATTTTCAGCAATAGAACGCTTGGCACTTGTTATTGTAATATGTAAATTAAAACATAACAAAAGCTCGAGGAAATCCATAAGAGAATCATTCATAGACCAATAGAATTAAGAATGTAACCTAAGGCAGCGGAAACAGCTCCAATGACAATTTTCCAAATATTACTACTTTTCATCACTTTGAGTTTTAAGGTTAACGAAATCGTTTTCTTCTTTAATCGAATCCACAATAACAATAAGACCCAACGGAGACATTCGCTCAGAATAATTTCCAAGGCCATCGAGAGAATTGACAACATAAGGCGAAATAACATCACGACCAGTAGCTTTTTCTTTAACTGAAATAATGAATTTTTGCATAATTGTAAGTTTTTTAAAATGTTAATAAAAGATGTAACTTCTAACTGGGGGCAAATATACAAACTATTTTTATAACGCCAAAAGAAATCTCTTTTTTTTTAGACTCTACCATAGAGTGTGAGTTGTGCGTTTATGGACAAGGGGCGGGGGGAATCCGAGAGGATAACTCGGATTTGCTTCGCACACAACTAGGGGCTTCGCTTAATTAACAAGTGGATGTATACAGAGGTGTATAGACACGGCAAGGCAGGAACTGTCTTGCCTTTGCGCACAGACGTGCTAAAATACCGAAGCGGAACGCTTCTTTAAGGAAGTCGCTCCGCTCCGTTTTTCGATCAGGCCCTACGCGGGCGGCGGGTGTATATCGCTCAAACGCCGCGATGGGCTTCTAGTCCTGAAGTATGCTATTACCTAAATCCTTTTATAGGCGAGGGTTTATCAGGGAATGACCGTTTCAGAGTGCCAACAGTATTGCCTGTACCAGTGAATACGCGCGTGCCATATTCCAAAGTATTACGCAACTCATAAGAATTAACGTCTTTCTGTTTTTCCTTGGAAGACCACTTATAATAATCACGTAAAGCCTTATCTTTAGAATACTCTATATTCTTAAGAGCGTTGGTATTCTTAGAATCCCATAGAGAAGACAAACCACGAGCACGATTAGCCTGAATATTAGCATAAATCAACGAATCAGCCGTCTGCTCGGCAATCCTATTACTAATGCGAATACCATTCGTTTCAGCAGAAGTCTTAACAGCCTGCGCCATCTGATTCTTATATTGAGCTTCAGAAAGAGCACCTTGGGCGTAGAGGTTAGCTAGAGTTTGACCTTTAATAAACAAATCAGCCTGCTGTTGTTCATCGAGATACTTGTTCAATATCTGTTGAGCCTTAGAATCAAGCAGAATCTGTGACTCTTGTGCAGAGGTAAGACGACCAGCAAATTCCATATTCTTAAGCTCCTGATATTCTTTAGACTGGTCTAACAAAGCAGACCGCCTACCAGTGGAAGCATTCCAATAACCAGACTGGCCAACACCAATATTACGATAATCAGTATCACCAAGGATCTGATTAATACGATAAGGCGTAAGAGCAGCGTTCTGCTCAGCATTAATCATTGATGCACGAGCTTGGGCCATAGAAGCCAAGGCAGAACCAACATCAGAAAAATCAGGACGAAACGCCTGCAAACTGGGAGAAGTAGCAGCAGTAGCAGCAGCACCACCTGAAGCAGGAGACCTAGAAACTCCAGCACCGATATTAGAACCAATGAACGGATTAAGACCGCGAGATATCATCTCGTTAGGTGAATTATACCGATTATTACGATTCCACATATCAGTCTGCCACTGACGCTGCATAGCAGCCTGATCAGCATTAAACTGATTATTCTGACGGTTAATCTCAACATTAGCATCATTAGCAGCGGACTGAGAGGAGGCTCCAATAGCATTACCAGCAAGAGAAGCACCGGCAGCAATAATACCTCCAAGAAGAAGAGGAGCAATATGTTTTTCGGAGTGCCCCATTAAGGGGCTTTCTCCAATATCATAAAATCTCATTGAGCAGAAGTGTCAGGGGCGGACGAAGAATCGGGCGCTGACTGATGCTCTGCCAACATAGCTTCTGCATATTTAGTAAGTTCAGACTTCTCACTAGCCAACTGTTGCAATACTGCCTGACGCTCAGACATAGTCTGACAATGACGAGAAATAACACAGTTAAATCGTTCTTCGTCAGTCATACTATCCATGGTAGTAGACTGAGTAGGATGCATCTGGGCAAGTATATTCTGTACATTCATATCACCGAGGAGACGACGATATTTCTCTTGATTAAGAAGAATAGACGTCATATCCATATACATATACGAGCCGTCAGACAATTCTTCCAACATAACCGAATCATACACACTAGCCTCGTAACAGGGATTTCCCTCAATCAATTGAGGAGTAACACTATCCTGTTCAAAATCAGGATTCACATAAGCAAAATTTCTCATAACGACACACAATTAATAAGGTAAACCATTTCTATCCAAGTTCTGTACAGCGTACACTTGGAAATTAACATTACATAACAACTGGTCATAAGCCACACTATAATTACTAGTAGTAATCTGAGGCTCGAATATAGAATTCAACTGTTGAGGACGAATCTTAAATGACTGATAACTCAATGAAGACTGACCAGAGACTTGAACCTGAGAACCTTGAAGCGGAGCAACCCAAGACTGGTAAGCAGCATTAGGACGGAATGCGCCATGAACCGTATCAACAGCAGATTTCCACTGCCAATAACGAAGATTATATCCAATATTACCAACAGGAGCAGACGGACTGTTATTAAGCGCCAGAGCAGGAACAGGTTGCATACCTAACTGATCAAAAGCAGGCTGGGGGAAGTCAGAAACAGATGTGCATAACAACTGAGGGTTATGGCCTTTAAGAGACCAGTCAAGCAAAGGGACAGCATGATAAACACACATAATTACCTGATGTTCAGCACCACAATCATAAGTAATAACATGGCCAGATTGAGAGCCAACACCTTTACCAGCAATAACAGCCTGAGAGTTGTCAGCGGTCAAGTTAGTGTTCAGAACCTCATTAATATTGATAACATTAGACCAACCTCCAATATAATGGGCATGATTACCCATATATTCGGGAGCTTTAATGCCAAACTGAGCGGCCATCTGGTCTGAATAGTCCTTGCTAGAAAATTGAACCACTTCTTTCCAACGCTGTAAATATTCAGTTGCACGAATTGAGAGGGCGGAGAGGTCAGAATTAAGAATAACAGGAGTATTAGAACCAGGACCAGCAGTAACGAGACCAACAGAAGTTGTCGCAGGATTAACCAAACGAGGAGCAGAACCACCAGCAGCAACAATAGAAGAACCACCGTATTGAGAGTTATTAACGCCAGGTAAAGAAGCTACAGAACCATACTGAGAAGCAGGAAGTACACCAAGGAAATAA